TTTACAGTACTAACTGCTACTTTTAATAAAGATGGTATATTAAACCAACATTTAAAAGAAGCAGTTAGTACTGTAAATCCAAATTTATATATTGGTATTCCTTGTAATACTTGTAACAAACCTTGGAATTGTACGGATAAAATATATAATAATTTTATAAATACTTTCAAGGTACCAATAAAACAGAGAACGTATGCAAACATTTTTGGAAATTCAAACTGGAAGACATTTATTGATTTTATTAAATCATATACAGAAAAGTTTAGTTTAATTACTTCTGGAGATAAAGATTTTGCAGAAACTTTCATAATTGATAAGTATCTTGTAAATGATTGGGATGAAAAATGGGAAGGAGAAACAGAAAGACTATTTAAATTTATTGAAAATAAAAATAATGAGTTGATTCTTTTCTCAGCAGGTCCACTAAGTAAAGTATGGATTCCTATGTGTATGAAAAAGAACCCAAATAATATGTATGTAGATGTAGGCGGTGCAATTGATATTTTAAGTAAAGGAACTACTACAAGATTATATACAAATGAAAAACATCCATTTAGTAAAGAATTTTGTGTTTTTAAGGATTAAAAATAATCTAATTATGTATAATGAGCTTTGCGCCTTTTATACAGATTAAATCTAATTTCGATAATTTCAAATTAAAAGATAAAAAGAAGTTAAGAACAGAAGAAAATAAAAAGTTTTATTGTGGCGAATCACCTGGTTTTTGGCTATACGAGAAAAAATGGGATGTAATAGATACTGAATCAAATTTAATTACACCTGGTGTGGGAACCAAACAAAAATTAGATGTAGCAATGGTTGAAGAATTAAATCCTAATAATTATGCTGTACCAGTAGCAAATGTCACACAAAGAGAACAAGATGAAAAGTTTTATTTTCCAGCTTATTTCACTGGTCCAGGAAGTGGTTTTGGAAATTTAAATGTTAGTAGTTCTATTAGAATGGGTGAGAATACTAGAACAGAAACGAAAGATTTTAAAGCACAAAAAGAATCAGAAGTTTTAGATAGGTGGGATTTTATTGATGATAGATGGGCAAAATCAGAAAATTTGGTGATGGATATGCCACGTGGAGGAGATAGTACTAGAAAACCAGAAATAAATTTAAGTGTTGAATCAAGAATTGACGAATCGAGAGAGTTTGCATTTAGGTATTAATCTTAACGTATTTTAATGGAACTTAAAAAATGTTTTAAATCTTTCTTAATGGCAAAAAAATTAATAGATTCAGATAAAGACAAGTCATTTGAATATTTTAAACAATCTTTAAAATATATAAATTTAGCAAAAAAAAATGTTAATGATAAAGATTTATCTGATTTATTAGAGGAAACTGAAACAGAATGTAATAAATATATTAATTTAACTGTAGAAAAAACAATAGAAAGAGAAGATGATAAAGTTATAGACCTAAATTTATTTGATATTATAGAGAAAGGTGAATTAGATTTGTTAAAAAATATAAAATCATATCATTTAAACTTTAATGTTTATGACGAAGAAGGAAATACACCTATTCATAAAGCAATAAAATATGGAGATACTACTTTTATAAAAATGGGATTAAAATTAGGTGCTCCTATTGATATTGTAAATAAAGCAGGAAATACTGCATTGGAATATGCTTGTTTGGAAAAGGACCCAAATATGATAGAATTTTTATTGAAAAATGGTTCAGATATGAAAAAGCATTTGTTATTTAGAGAAGGTAATAAGAAAAACAAAAGTAATCAAAATTATATTGATTGTAGTATTATTTTAAAAATAATATTTTCATATCCAGAAGCTGAAAGTTATGAAGAATTAAATTTTTTATCAGACTTATTTAAAAATGATGAATTAATTGGATTTAATGAACATACTTATTTAGATTTAATTAAATGTCTAATGACTTTATTAAATAAAATAAATAAAGATAATAAGGAAACTTATTTATTAATAATTAGAGAAGAATTAACTTATCCTTTAAAAGCTTCTTTAGGTTGTCCACATAATAAATTAGAAATATTATTAACTTATCTAGTTCCTTTTATTGAATATCCTTTTAATGTATCAGAAGACTGGTATATAAATTTGGAATTAAAATATTTAATTATAAAAAATTTGAAACAAAAGGATTTTTTCAAAACCAATTTATTAAATTTTTTGTGGGAAAATTATATTAAAAATAATATTTTACAAGATGAATATTTAGGAAACTTAATCTCACAATGGGTATCGAAAATAAAAGTATAAAATAAATATATAAATTTATTTTCTATTTATATATTATATAAAGGATGAGTTTTAATCGTTTAAACTATGATAACTGTGCTTATGCTAAAACATTGCAAGAAAGTACATCTTCATTAGAATGGAATTTATATTTGGGCAAATTCGAAAACAAGAAAACCTGCCCTGTAGGAGACTTTACAAATAACTTGGAATTTGGCACTAGAGCAGACGTAGAAAGTGATTTATGGGGAGTTATCAGACAAGATTCTAAATGCCCTGAAAAAAAGTATGACCCTAGCAAACCTCGTGTAAAAGGTGATTTGACTGCTGCAAGAGCTTGCGACACTATTTTTTACATTACTCCTACTAATATGAAAATGCCCACTTCCAATGGTTTTGATAACAAGAAATTGGGAGGATTTTAATCTCTTTTTTAGTTAAAAGTTAAAATAAATTAATTTAAAAAATATATAATAAAAATTATCTAATCTTATTATATATATGTCTTTCAATAGAACAAGATACGATTATTGTGCAACTGATGCATACACTAGTAGAAGTGTAAATGAAGGAAATTATCGTTTATTCCCTGGGTTTGTAGAAAATAAACAAGAATGTTTATCTTACAATGGACCAAGAGGTTCTAAAGCTGATGTGTCTACCAGTAACAAAAATAATTTATTAGATTGGGGTAAAATGGCTCAAGTAGAATCTCAATTAACAAGTAGAACTATTGCTTTATCTAGATGTAATGAAAATCAAGCAGATATGGATTATACTAAAAATCCTGTTGTCAATAAATTAGAATGTTCTTCTGGATTAAATAGTGAAGACAGTAGATTTACTAACCCAGTCCAATCTTATCGTTCTATGAGTACTCTTGAATTACAACTTGAACCTTTCTTATTTTCTAATCCTCAATGCCATGTTATTGATGATAGAATTGGCTTAGATTCTAGAAATAAAATTAAAGATTCTTACAGAATTCCTAATGCAACTTATTTAGATTATGGACAAGCCTTACCAAAAGAAAACACTCAAGCCCCTTCTATTGGATATGACCCTTGTATTAGTGACAATTCTTGTCCTAAATAAATAATAAAACGATTAAATAAATTAAATTTATAAAAATTTAATTTATCCTTAATTATAATATGGAAAGTATATTATTAGGAGCATTAGCAGTTACTGGTTATAATTCATCAAAGAAGAATAAAAAATCAACAAAAAAAAATTATAATCCCAATGAATTAAATTCTTCTTATAAATCAAACATTGAAAATACCATGAATAAATTAGAAAAGATACAAGCAAGTACGTTGAAAGAAAATAAACCAGAATATTTCACTCAATTTGACCAATTAACTTTTGACAGTATTTCTGATCCAGTTACTATTGCAGACGCACATATTACTATCACTGGTTTAGATACTGGAATGCAAAAAGCAATTAATTTTTATAATGGTTATTCAAATGTACAAGATGATTTAAATTATCAAGTAGTTAGTAAAGAAAAGTTTACTCATAAAAATATGACACCAAATACATCTAGAAGAGATTATACTGTTGATGATAGTAGAGCTACTAGAAGATTAGAATCATTTACTGGTGTTAATGATAATTGGGTACCCAAACAAGAAAAATATCCATTATTTGAACCAATGAAAAATTTAACTTATGTTCAAGGTATGCCTGTATTTACTGATTATTTAGATGATAGATATTTAGCTTCTAACAAAAATAACAATGGTAACTTGCCTTTTACAAATAATGTATTTGTGAAACCTGGTGTAGATGGAGAAATACGTAATGGTTTAGGTACAGTGTATCGCGTTAATCCTCGTAGTACTGATGCATTAAGAGCTGATAATAATCCTAAGATTTCATATTTAAATAAACCTCTTGAAACCATTAAAAAAGGAGAAATGAGAGGTGTTGATTATAATATTACCAAATTTAAATTACCGGATTTCAGAGAACAAAAATTCAGTGATTTAGTTGCAAATAAAGCTGAAATAACTGGCAGAATTAAAACTGGTAAATTTACTAATATTGCTACTCAAAGAAATGAAGCAGAAGTTTATTACCCTGGTCACGCTACTAATACAAATATGGGAGATGGTCCTGACAAAACGAAAACTACATTTTCAGCAGCTAAAAGACAAGAATTATATAATGACCCTACTCACGCAGTTAATGCTGTAAATGTAAGACCTGTATTTACTAATGCAGAAAGTTATCCTAATAGAGATAATCAAAGAACTACAGCTAATTATTCTGGTACTGGTTTTCTTTCAGCTCCAGATGAAGGCACTTGGGTTCCTTATGCTGATGAAGCCAGGCAAACTATTAGACAAACTAGTAGTCACAATGTTATTTTAGGTGCAAGTGTAGAAGTTGCTGGTCCTAATGCTACTTATGACGATAAAGCAAGACGTACTATTAGACAAACTACTAATCATAATGTTATTTTAGGAGCAAGTGTAGAAGTTGCCGGTCCTAATGCAACTTATGACGATAAAGCAAGACGCACTATCAGAGAAACAACCAATCACAATGTTATTTTAGGAGCAAGTGTAGAAGTTGCTGGACCTAGTGCTGTTTACGATGATAAAGCTAGACAAACTATTAGAGAAACAACTAGTCATAATGTTATTTTAGGAGCAAGTGTAGAAGTTGCTGGACCTAGTGCAGTTTACGATGATAAAGCTAGACAAACTATCAGAGAAACAACTAGTCACAATGTTATTTTAGGAGCAAGTGCAGATGTTGCAGGTCCTAATGCAATTTATGACGATAAAGCTAGAGAAACTATCAGAGAAGGTACTAGTCATAATCTAATTTTAGGAGCAAGTGCTGATGTTGCAGGTCCAAATTCTACTTATGCCGATAAAGCTAAACCAACTATTAAACAATCCACATTGTATACAACTCCAGGAATGAATGTAACTTCTTCTGTACCTGTAAATTATGTTAGAGATGCAAGAGATAAAGCAAAATCAACTCATCGTGAAACTACAGAAGATACTATTTATGAAGGTCCTTTACATGGAGTTGATAATTATGCGGGTTATACTAGAGATGCAAGAGATAAAGCAAGAACAACCGTAAAAGAAACTACTCTCTTAACAGATTATCACGGTGGTTTATCTGGACCTGTCGAAAGACCTGAATCTCATATAGCTACTGATAATATGACTATCAGAGAAACCAGAGAAATTTCTACGTATAACCGTCCTGCAAATGGTGGTGCTGATAGAGCTGGTCCACAATTTAACAAAGAAACTCTTAGAACAAACTGTAAAAAAGATTCTGTCTATTATATATCACATCCTTCTAGACCATTAGACCAATCTTTAATGCCTTCTGCAACAGAACCATATCAAAATAAATGTATGGAAAATAAAAAACCACAATTAAGTTATGGTAATTATTATACTAATAATGTATTTATTAACACGTTAAATCAAAATCCTTATGTGAATGACCTTCATCACCAAAAGAATGTACAATACGACGACTATAAGTTATTTAAATAACAATCAATCCCTTTTCTATATCCTTTTGAATGTCATCATAAAATTGGAAAAGTAATTCTCCTTCTTCCTCTTCACTTTTCTTAGTAATTTCGTCTGAATGTGTTATCAATATATTATTAATATAATTATAAGCTTCTATAACTTGTAGACGAGAACGTGCACCAGTTATAATAATATTCCCTTTTTTGAAAATAAAAATACTTGTTTCTTTATTTTCAACATTGTCCGCTTTAGGTGTGTATTTAATAATCACACAAGCTCTACTACAAGGTTCATACATACACTTGATCTTCTTCTTTTTTAGTAAATCGTGTAATTTTTCTCTGTCAATTTGAATACTAATTTTGTAATTGCAGTAAATCATATCAATTTTAAAATTAAATATTCCTACTTTATCTGTTTCCTCTACAAATGTAATTTCTGTAATCTTTTCATCCTCTATTTTACCCTTTACTTGTTTCAATCTGTTTATGATTTTATTTAATACAGTATTTACATTGTTAATGTTTTTACAGCCTGACATTTGAATACTTCCATTCTTAAATAACTTTACATTAATTTTTGGCATACCCTTATCCTTTTTATCTTTCTTTTCAACTAATGGTCCGTCATCTACTCTTACAATCAAGGTAATTGAATTATAAAAGTTATTGACCAAATTAGCAGAGTCCTTTTTCTTTTGAGTTAAATTATTTCTTTTACTTGGCTTCTTTAACTCAATTAATGTTCTAATACTATCTTTATTCCTTTTTACAGTTAAAATATCATTCTCGTGTAGTGTCATATATTTCTCAATATTATCCAAATTTAACTTACTACCCAAAAAGCAAGAACAACACATTGTTGCAACATCAACACCTTTGGGTAACCCATCTATTTCTAATTTATTGATATCAATCAACTCCTTCAGTTTAGTGGCAGATTTAGTTTTCTTCATTTTATTATTTAAAGAAATAAGGCTTTAAGTAAATTAATTATCATTTTTTTCTTTACTA